CTCACATTGATCATAGAGAGTTGAACGATCATCTTTGACTCGTTGCAGGATGTTCAATCCTCTGTCTTGCTCGTAAGTTATCGACCCTTGAGTTTCAAGCATATACAAATTAAAGGAAAGTTTCAGAATTTCCAACTCTCTGAAAGATGTCACCTCAGCTTCTTTTATTTCCTGATTCAACCTTGTGTCAATGTCCATTATGGACCCTGTTAAATGGTTATACTTCTTTATGTTTGCAAGTGTTAGATTCAACGTACTTGTACTAGGCCCTGTCGCAAACACTTGTGCTTTCTTTGCCTGTGAATTCTTATAGAATGATTGCATGTAAAAGAAGATATCTAAAGGCTTTATATTCTTAAGCCTACAATCTTCTATAAATGCCTCATAGCTACTTAGGTCAAACGGAACAAATTTCCGTAGTTCTTTCACCTCTTCCAAGGGAGCTGTCTTGCTGATCCCAAAAGATGTTTCTAAGATAGACTTCAGACTTGTCGAAAAGTTGTAATTGAAATTGTTCAGGGTCCATGTTCTCACTGACTGTGATATGAATTTAGTCAAGGGTCTCTTTATGCCGAATGCTTTAGAATAATGTCGTACAACTTCGTAAGAGTTGTGTTGCGGGAATATTAAAATTTTAAATTCTCTCATGCTAACTTCATTAGTCTTTGATTGTATGTTATCTTTGATCAGTGTGATGTATTCTCTAAATGTCATCCTCCTTTGAGTCTCTTCGCCATCTTCTCCAGTTAACATTATACTCCAAGCTTTGGCAGACTCAAATGCGGATAGTCTCCCTAAATAAATGGCAGGTGAAGTTCGTCTAAGGCTAACAGATGCCCCCCTAGTGAATAATTTACTTGCAATCATGATACTTGTTTCTTTGACATCAATCGGTCCTCGAATTATCATAAATGGATTCTGTTCGATGTACTTTTGAATCTCATCCCTATTCAACCCAAGTCTTTCTCTCATATTCATTAATTGTCTGACAACTCCTTGCTGTATTCTAAAATCAAATTTCTTGTACAGCGTAGAATTATCATCAGATAGCTGATTGTCATCCAGTGAGAAGGCCTCAGTGTAAACCATCCTCAATATATATTCCGGAGTTTCCTTATTAGTGAACACACAGTAATTGTGATACTCTGGCCCCACCATGTCTTGCAAATCGCAGTCATAAATGGGATAAACACCAAGATCCAAAGGTATGTTTTCTTTACTGAGGCCAAATATGATTGTTGGGTCGTTGGTCATTGACCTACCAACACGGAATATCTGTTCAAAGTGTCTCCTGTTCATCTCATGAGCCATGTAGCAGATTAACGATGAAGCGCCATTTTCTCTCAATTGTCTGATTCTTGAATAAGATTCATTCACAAAACTAGCACAACTGTCTGTGCCTATCATATCGACTGCAGCTAACGTGAACTTAATGACAGGTGATTGAACTTCTAAATTTGCCATATATGCCGAATTCAATTCGTAAAGTACATTTCCCGAAGCTGATTTAACAGATAAATCCATGGCACACAATCTTTCAGCGGCAACAGCACATTGTTCAAAGAGTTTCAGCTGGAATACATAATCGTCGGCACTCATGTCAGCGGCAATGGTGTCACCTTTGTCGTCGGATCCAGCCCTGGTCTTCCATTTTATACACATGGGAACTCCAAGTTTGTCAATACAAAGTTTAAACAAATGATCACGCAGACTGAGACAGACTAAAGCCAACACTGTGGAACCATAATGTAAAATCCCTTGACCCATGTTTGAGAAGTTGACCATTTTAGGTGTTCTGTCTCTGAGGAACTTTTCCTTGAGCTCTTGCATGGCTGGTTCATCATGCTTCATTTCAGGATGTTTAATCCATTGTTCAACCAATCTCCTTGGGTATTCAATCTCTTTCAAACAATGGCTAACAAAGACAAATTTACCCAGCTCGTATAATCCTTGCAGTTTTTCAGAATGATGGTTAAACAAACTCAGGAATATGGTAGGAATGAATTTCTGACACCAGGTGGCCATATCATATGAGTTCTTTACGAAGTATAATGGAGTACCCTCTGGGAAAGAAGAAGAGAGCTCCTCATAATCACCACGCATCATTAATCTTTTGTCTTTCCCTTTGGTCAGTATCTCTCTTTTGTCTGACTTTGACAATAACCTTGAAATCTCTTCAGTCAGATTTATCAAGATTCGTGCTTTAATATAAAGAATCAGAATTTCCCTAACTCCACCAATTTGATTCTTTTTGAAAATTTGTATTAATGTCCGGAAATTTGATGAGTTAACACCAGAAAACTGCATTGCGACATCCTTTGCCATCACTAACTTTTCATTCACCACAATCTCATGTATGAGTTCTATACATTTTGTTCGAGTTCCAATTTTCTTGATATATTGAAGGTCATCTGTTGGTATTAGGTTCTGGATCTCATTCACTGATGCTTTGAACGTCGCGTAGTCTGCTAGGTTCTTCGTGAGTATATTATTTATCCTAGTGCTAGTCAGCCAGGAGCCGTTAGGAGAGAAATTTTCTTTGTGTCTGTCTTGCAATGCGACCCCAATCGAGACTGCCAG